GCTAGACTTGACACTGGTGCTGCTATTACTTCTTTTCCTGACGATTACCTGAGAAGCCTTGGTTATGAGCCGTTCAGCGGCCCCTTTAATAGTGCTGAGGCGGTTGGAAATCTGACAGTATACTTATACAAAATTCCTTATCCGACAACAACTTTGCAGAGTGGCGCACAAATTGCACTTGGGCAAGGCAATATAGTCGTGGAGGGCGTCATTGGATCTCAGCAAGCCCTCCTTGGAGCCGATATTCTATCTCAGGATTGCCTCTCTCTGAACGGGTACAACTGGACATTGACAATTCCACCCTCTAGCTTGGCACCAATGACCACGCCCCGGAATTGACTCTGTTCCCGGCACCGAAGTTGGTTGTAGTCCCAGAATTGGCTATACCTGCCGTAGCTCCTCCAGTATAGCAATCATTATTGTTAATAAGATTTGAAGTACAATTGGCATTATTTATTTGAATGCCATATGCAGGCAAATTACTTCCTGTACCTTTTCGGCAAGTATTTCCTTGAATATTATTATAACTGCCATTGTAGACAACAATATTGCTATACGTATCATTAGTTTGCGTTCCGTTACCAGTACAGTTATTCCCGCTCACGGTATTATGACTTGCCGCATAATATGCGTCTAATGATATTCCATCTAATTGATTATTATTAACCTGATTATTACTTATCGTATTATATCCAGCGTAAACTAAAATACCTATACCATTATTCTGTACTATATTATTGGTTATTATGCAATTATTTGCTCCAACAACGATACCATCTGCTCCATTGTTCTGAGCAGTACAATTAGTTATGGTGGTGTTTGAAGATGCAGTATATATTCCTTGATAATTAGTGCAATTTTGAACGGTAACGTCATTTATTGTCGGTGCTACTGCATAATAAAAGAGTATACCTCTTATCAAATAAGTAGTATTATTACAGTCAATAACTAATTTTGATATTGTAATCCCAGTAACTGCACTTTGATCCTGTATGATATTTTCTGCTACTCCAGGTTTTAGCTTGACTATGGTTGATGATCCCTGACCTGAAAGCGTCACATTTGAAAGGAACATGACAATAGCGTTGTCTACCCAACACGTCCCATCCAGCAGCACAATGCTCCCGCCCGTAGCCGGTAATTCGCTCATCGCCTGCATGATCGTGGCCTCTGCCGTTGTCCAGCCCGTAGGCACGATATGCGTCGCTTTGCTAGAATCGCTCGTAGTCAGGGCATCGGCTATCACGAAGGTACCCTGCACGTTGGTAAGCCTCTGTACAGAGGTCTGCCGGAGCGTCTGGTCGAACTCCATCAGAAGCGTGGTATCGCCCTGCACCGGATGGGGCTGGTTGCTGCTGATATAGTTCTGATGATCGGTGATCGTATGGGCCGTGTTGGAGAAGCAGAGATCGTCGAGGATGCCGTTGCACTGTCCCTGGCCAGTGTAATTGCTGCCAATATACATCCAAGCAGGCAAAGTGCCCGTCAGCTCAACATAAGTAGTAGCTGGACCGATATGCAAGCCATTCTTGCACAATATAGCGGTAGAGCCATTCCCTGCAAACATGATCTCATAAGTATTCCCTAAAACCAAAGGCGTCGTGTCTGCCCATGTTATAAGGTTGCCACCCGACAAGAGATATGTTGTTAAACAGCCAGTAGTTGAATTAACATACAAGATATATCTGTTATTGTTATTGATATAGAGATCCCATAAAACTGTACTGCCTGGTTCATTAGTGTTAAACCCGGCATCTTTTGGTGTGTATCTCATCTCCACCGTCCAACTCCCCGGAGTGAAAATGCCAGCCGTGGGGATGATCATGGTTTCGGAGGAGCGGGTAGCACCACCAGTGATCCAGGATGTGGCGTAGGCTTTCTGCTCGATCTGAAGCCCACCAAAATACCATGTGCCGTTTGCCTGTAGCTGGTACCTGAAGGACACGTAAACTGCCGTTGACGGCGTGGTTAGTGTCCCAGATGAATACTGCCACGCTCCGGTGCCCGTCATTGTAGGACCAACCGCCTGACCAATCGAAGCCCCTGACGAGTTCCAGAAAATCATGCGAAGATACCATTGCGCGCCTACAGGAGCCTGAGCATGGCCTGAAAAAGCATATGCTGTGCTGGGCGAAACGGGAGTGCAAATGCCCTCGTTTCCTCCAACGTCCGTGCAGATATAGCAGTCGCCAGAAACAAAGCCTGTTACAACGTCTTGAAGTGACGTGCCCCCAGTCCAATAAGTTGAGCTTGATATGCTGAAGGCATGCGTTACCCCGGCCCCGCCGCCTTCCCACCCCGTAGTGCTTGTCGGGTTCGACCAATTAGCCGTTAAAAGGTTAGTAGTGCCTTCCTCCATCAGCAGCCCATAGAGGAAATCATTTGTGTCGATCTGCTCATACCGGGGGATATGCGTCCCTACCTGCACGCCCTCTAGGGTATAGGCAGTAGATGGCCGACTGAACCCCGCGATCTGCGAACCCAGGATCTCCGTATTGGCCACCCCGGAGAGATTGATCGCCGGAGCCACGGAATTGTTGCAATAGCCCTGAGTGGCCTGAAGCCCCGCCACAATAGCCGCGAAGTTTTGCTGCAAGGCAGAGAGCAATTGCGCCTGATTGAAGTTAGACGTTATGGTTACAGGAAGCTGGGTCGGCGTGATCACATTGCCCATACTGGTTACGCTCCCTTTGCCTTTGTCTGCGGTGTGCCACCCTTGGTAGCAATATCGAGAACCAAATTCCTCACTTCGTATGGGCCAAGGTAGGTATGTGAAATCTTGGCCTGCAATTGATGGAATCTATAAGTGCCGTAAACCCTGAAAACTTCATGCAGGCTGTCAGTTAATTCCGTGTCCACCGTCGCCTGAGTATAAGAGCCGGAATCCTCTGTAGCCACAAACAGATCCGCCCTGGTGGTCCATCCCGGCGTGTCGGCTATCGAAGCCTTGCCCAGCATCTTGTAGGTGCCGATGTTCTTGTCTACGGTCTGCGGTATCCAGAAAGCCGAGATCGCATTGCCGAAGTCGCTCGAACCGGTGTCCAATTGGTTCACGTAGCCATTCGGATCTCCGGCAAAGAACTCCAAACCGGAGCCGGTGTTATATCTCAAGAACTGCTGAGCGTTGATCCCGTTCAGAATGAAGAACTTGCCCCCTGTCGCTCCTGTGGTCGGGGGGATATAGAGCACCACGGCATTATTCGTGGTGGATGATCCTGTCGGCAGAGCGAACCAGATCCAGTTTCGCCATACCCCGCAAGCCGCTTTGGTGATCGCCGCTGCATTGACGTTGTTCCTGAACCAGTTGGGGATGCGGTCATAGCTGATGCTTCCGGTGTCCACCCCGTCAAAATAGTACAGGCCATCATCGGCCACGAACCATATCAATTCATTGAACACGCACGCGGCCTGTGCCCCTACGCAGCCAATACCCTGCATGTAGTCAACCATGCTATAGTCTTCGATGGATGCCCCTTTTAAGACGTGGATGGAATAGCGTTTAAACACCACCAAGTCATTGAGGAACGGTACTAGGGCGGTAATCACATCGCCGTCGCCCTGCCATACCTGCCAGTAGTATTGCAAGTCAGTGAAGTTGGCCGGGTAGAACGGGGCAGACCAGAGCAATTCGGATGATGTCGTGCTGCTGCTTGGCGCACCGACAACAAAGAGACAATCAGCGAAGAAGGTAGGGAACTGGCCGCCAACGGGTGCCCCTGTCAACGCCGTGGCCGAACCCGTTCCGGTATATGATGCAGGCGTGTTCACTCCATCCGAGAAGACTACCTGGTTGATCAGGGTGCAGAAGTTGATCTGCGCTGTCGTGCTGAGGCCAGAGTAAATAGATGACCAGGCCGATCCTGTCCAGACATAAACACTACCGTTTGCCGCGGCTAGAATCTGCCTCACTCCACCGATATAGCAGGCATAAAGCCCTTGGATGGGGCCGGGCAGAGCGGTTGCGTTGAGATGCACCTGGCCGTTTCTCTTGTCCAGGGCACCCACTTGCCAGCCGATGAAGTTAGAGCAGGCTTGTGCAGAATTGACCGGGATCTTGGAGTCGAGCGTCCGGTCAATTAAGCCCTCTGAGAAGTCGTCTATGGTTAGTGGCATGTACGCGGGCAATGCTATCGCCTCTTCTTTTTGGCCTTAACCTTCCTGGGTAACTTCTTTCCTTTGGTGGCGGTATCCCATTCCTTGACGGCCTTGGCGCCTCCGAGAGCTTTCTTTCCGGCAGCAGTGTGGCCCCAACGCTCTTGTTGCAGAGACTTCCATGGCATATCAGTTTCCCCACCCGTTCTTGATCTTCATTTTGGGCATTTGGGTTGCCAGGGTGCTCTTAGCCTTCATCACACTGTCCGGTACGCCCGGATACCTGGCATCGCTCGATGTTGCCTTTTCCATCTTGCCGGTCTTGGGGTTGACCGGTGGCTGTTTGTTGAATCCACCGTTAGGCATTCTATAACCTCCTGTCCTTGTTGTTCTTGCCCCAACTGGCCGGAGCAGACTGAATCGCTATCTGCGGCTTACCTGCCTTGACCGATCCCGGAGTGGGGGCATGGGCTTTGGTTTTGACGGGCGGGTCCATTTTGGCCATTCAGAAAACATCTCCTCTCACCTGAAGCTGCTGACCTTTATCTGCCTATTAAATCTTTTTTGCATCTGATCTAATGCAAGTTGAACTTTTCCACGAAACTCACTGTAGCGTTGAGAAGTGTCTTTGTCGTTCGGGAAGTCTGCAGAAGCGAATCTGTATGCAAGATAGTACGGAAGTGCATTGGCGATCAGGGGATGGCAGGGCAACGGATCTGTCCCTGTCATGCTGCTCACTATCGGTGGCAACTGGTAATATCGGACAGTGTAGAGCGATCCGCCGTAGTCGAACCACATGAAGGCACTGTCGCACTCGTAATCATAGAAGTCGTCACCGTTGCTGTCATAAACCGCATATACCCGAAGGAAGTCGGCAGGTACAGCGTAGGCCACGTTGTACTGAGCCGTGGGAATCGTCCAGTTGTTGAACAGGCAGGCGTCAGCCATAAGCTCCACCTGCATACAGTCGTTGATCCAGGGGATCACGTCCGAGTAGTTGAGCGTCTTTCGGATCAGGTTGTTGGATGCATAGTTTGCTACATCGGCCACGGTGTTGAAATAGCCTGCTGTCTGGTAAGTGAACTGGTCAGCAGAGCTTGTGGTGCTGGTGCCGTAGGGAGACACAACGGTTACGTCTACCTGCCTGGCTGTCAATGCCGGAGGTGCGACCGCATATATCTGCGTCCCGGTCTGATTGATCGTGAAGCCCGATCCCCACGGATACCCGGTGCCACCCGGTACGGTATTCGCAGCCTGCGAACTGCCCGAGGTTGCCCCGGAAAAGACCGGCACGGTACCAAAGTAGACGACAGTAGTGTTCTGGAAGTTGTACCCGTTAATGGTCACGTTCTGGCCGCCTGCCGTGATACCCCTGGCCGGGGATACGCTGGTCACCACCGGCACGCCTGAATAGGTGAACTGATCCCCGGCATTGATTGAACTGGACCCGCCGGATGTGGTCACGATCACGTTGTAGACACCGGGCGTCGGGTTGGGCGGTGTGATGCAGACAATAGACGTGCTGCTGATCACATTGACGCCAAGGGCAGCCACCCCATTAATGGCTACAGTTGTTGCCCCCACAACAAAGCCGGTGCCGGTGATAGTGATTGGCGTGCCTCCCATGAGAGGACCGCTATTCGGGCTAACGGCAGATACAGTCGGCGCAGCCACTTATAAAACCTCCCAGGCGGTCTTGGCAAACTCCTTCTGATGTTCTCTCGCCAGGTTGTCATTGCGGGTTTCAAATGCTCGCTGCATACTGGCCTCATGCCTGCGGTTAAACTCGTCTATCTCAGCAAATGCCTCTGCGCTGCGCTCCACGCAGTTTTCCCTGGCTTTATCCAGCACTCGGCTATCGAGGTCTTTCCAGGGCACTATCCAGGCGTAGGTATGGGGATAGTGGGCGGTGGAATGGCATTCCCAGTTTGGCCCTAGATCGTTTCTCGCTATGAACAGAGTCGGATCTATTTCCCTGATCCGATTGCAGATGTCATGGACATCGGAGAAGACCGGGATCAACCAGGGCTTGCTGGTAAGTCTACTTAACACTTCATTCGTGAAATTGGAGTCCATTTGTAGCCTCCTGCTGTTGAACATTAGCCCTTCCTTTAGTTCAATAAGCTATTGCCCGAACACCCATTTGTTTGTAGTGCCCAAACTGCCGTTGTAAGTTGATCCGGACGATCCTTTATTCGTGCAGGCCGTCCCTGTCCCCTCGTCCATCAAGTATATTTCCGTAGCTGTCAAGGGTATATCGCCCATTGTCAACTGCGCCATCTGTGCGGCTGTCAGGTTGGCGTTGCCTATTGACACGTTTGATATAACGCCCACCAAGCCCGTAGCGGCTGGAGGAACATCGTTGCCGATATATAATGTTCCAGCAGTAGGCATACCGTTTGTACTTGCATTTGTAATGGCGGGAGCATTGTTGATAATCATGCCCATTGTCGTGCCTGTCCAATAGACGATGACATCGTACCAGACACCAGGAATCCAATAGGCCAATCCAGTACCAGATTGAACCTCTACATAGGTTGAATTATTCATCTCGAAATGTAGCTGTCCGTCACCGTTCATCAAATATACGTGAATATATTTTCCACCGCTGGACTTAGACAGCAGAAACTGGGTAGCACTGCTGCTCTGAAAGGCAACATCTAGCCTAAATCGAAGGTGCATCCAGAAAGCAGTATCTGAACTTTCAGCCGCCCCACAAGCCATGATAGAATTGGCGGTGCCATCGAAGTGAGAACCTAAGCACCGGGTGTAGCCGACAGAGTTTAATCCTGCCATACCCGACCATGCAACTGATGTTCCCAGGTTGTTGCCCAGCGTCGGGAAAACGCCCTGCGCTGTATTACCATACGCTCCCGCGATCTGTTGAAATTCAGGTGCGCCGCCGCTGCCACTATTGGTCATGTTCCAGTCCCAGGGGAAGAAGCCATTTATGGAGTTGTTGCAGCACTGGAAACCGCTGAACACAACGCCTGACGTAGTACTGCCTATCGGCTGGAACTGTAGGCTGCCGATGTTGTTACCCACTATCTGAGCATTTCCATTGGCAACAAATTGTACCATCGCCCCCGTTCCGCCAGTGAGGCAGGCGATGCTTTCAAAGCTGTTGCCGTTTATCCACGCATCGTATGAAGTAGCGACAGTAGTTGAAACTAAAACTGGGGAAGCAAACCCGTTGATGGAAATACTACCGAAATTGCACATCTGAATATAGGACTGAGTGGTTCCGGTGTTTGTTGCGTTGATCTGCAAGCCATACCCGGTATAGGCCGTAGAATTTGTCCAAGTTAAAACTATATCGTCGTAAATGTTATGGACGCCGTTGAAGTTGACGTTCGTGCCACCAACTGTCAAAGCCGTGCCGGAGAACGAGTTACAGACTGCTATAGTAACGCCTATCAGTTTGCCGCCAGTTGAGACTGTAACACCGCCGCCTGGAGTGGTGATGTTGATAGTCGTAGCACCAGAACCCAGCCCTTTGACGATACAGTTAGAAATAGCCCAACTGGTCAGATTCACCGCACCGCTAAGAATTTGCAACAGGCCACCTACTGCTACGGTTGCTGCTGTGCCCAACATTGTCTGATCGTTGACCCCGGTGAGGATGTAGTCTGCCCCGGCCTTCTCTGATGCGCTAGATGTACTGGTGGCAACCGTGATAGTCGCTCCCCTAGTTCTTGCTAATGCTAAACTTCTCGCTACATTATCCGGCATCTAACTCACCCCCAATGTTCCGGTCGAGGATACTGATGTACCGGTAATAGCTGCAACCTGCTGTACGAAGGACCAGCCGGGGCGCGGATTGCCCTGCCATTTCTGCCCGGTTCCTATAGTGTCTACAGCTCCATTCACTGTCCCGATTTTAAGAGGAGCAGCAAGATCAGTACCACTGGCAGCTGCTTTAATGCTGAGCCTAGCCAGCAAACCCTGCTGACCTGTGGTGGTGGTGTAGACTGTTGTGTAAGCAAACGACAAATCAGAGTAGACTGTTCGTATCGCTGCTTGCACCGCTGCGGCGATTAATGCGCCACTGGTGAGGCCGGAAACGCTCGCTAAGCTGATGCTATGATAGGTTCCTGTCAGAACATCTCCGTAAGCTGCGATCTGGAATGACACCGGAGCGGCCAGGGCGTGAATATCCGTTGATGGTGAAGAAGCTCCTACGTCAGTCGCAGCGGTAGGTACTGCGCTGGTGCTGTTGGCTAAGGCTAACGCTCCACCAGAGACAGAGGAGCATTGTAAAGGGCAAGCGGCATTACTGACAGGATCGACCTCGAAGAAGTTCATCGTCAGACCTGTCAGACCAACCCCTGAAATATCGAAGTCTACTTGATCGTAGTTGCCCATAGCGACCTCTGGCCCAAACCCCGTGGCCGTCTGAGCGTTGAGAAAGGTCTGCGTCGCCGATGACTTGCCGGATACCTGACTGACCACGTTTGGCACATTTACTACCTGCACGTCTTGTGTGCCCCGGCTCGACATCGCGTAGGCTAAGAGGAAATAGCTCGCCTGGGCGATAGCCCCGTTGGTAAATACGAAGCGAGTATATTGTTTGCCTGATGTGGAGGTATTCGGGATTATAGCAGTCACACCTGCGGAAACGTTTATTGTCTGCACATGCGACCAAGCAACGTTATCGTCAGACTCGTCCATGTAGAAGGTGCCTGCCTGATCAGCGTGAGCGGACGCCCGAAAATAGTATGGCGTAGGATTGGAACGCAGCCTGTCTATGGTTGGCGACGTGTAGGACGCATTAGCTCCTAGAAGCGCCCCAAGGCTATTTACGGTATCAACCAGCAAGTGTATGTTATCTGGCGTGTTGCCCATAAAACCGATATAGTTAGTCCCGGCAGAGAGCGCGACATCAGTAATCCCCGAAAGCATTTCAGGCTCCTGCATGTAAAGCGCCAGCCTTGCGTCAATGGGCGCTGGGTTTGCCTGTTGACCGTTGGCATATATATTGCCGCCTTGCTGTGTAGCGCCATTGACGATCTGCACTTGGAAATAACGCATGGTTGGATTTATCCAACCGCTATCCAAAAGCTGGCCGGCCGTATTCGCTTCTGAATATAGGCTAGTCCATGTGCTGTTATCGTTGCTTTCGAGAATGTTCAAAGTCAGGCCATATATGGCGAAAATAAGCACCCGTATGGCATCATTGATCTGGTTATTGTTCATCTTGAACATCGGACTCTGGCTGGTTGGCTGCGCGCTGTTCGGCCAGGTGGCACCCGCAGCCAGTACCGGGACATTGAGCGGAACGATAATTGATTTGGGCCCCTGCACCTGATCAACTCCCTTTAGAGAGTAAAGCGGGGACGATTAAGCCCCCGCCCGTCTTTATCTGTTCTGCGAGAACTGAGCATAATCAATGGTCATGGTATTTGCCTGCGCTGCGGCCTTGTTGTCCACATAGAAGTAGGGGATCAATGTGGTCAACGGCGACTGTATCAACTGCGTTGAAGGCAGAAGTCCAGGGGGCACCTGGATGTCGTTGATCCAGACGTTCATCCCGGCAGTGGTTGCGCCGGTTGCTTGCGGCAGAATCTCGATCCTGATCTTGACGTAGGTAGCCGCCGCCATCGTAACTGCTCCCGGATACCCAGTAAGCGGCGTCGCAACTTCGCTGCCACCGTTGTTGTTGGTGGAGAGGTAGAGGCCGGTGGTGGACAGGGCGGTGTCGTATTTGACATATGCCCAGTTGCTTGCAGAGGCGTAAAACCCCATTCTTGCGGTCAGGTTGGCAGTGACGTTGTTCACCTGTAGCAGCGCCTCAAAGGTGGGATTCTTGACCATGCTGAAAGCCGCCTGCGTGAATTGCAGGGTGCTGGTGCTGGACGCGGTGACAGTACTCGCCAGTACCATCGTTCCGTTCGGGGCCGCGGTGACGGTCTGAGTGCCGTTGGTGCCGCCGCCTGTCCACATGGCTTTTGCGATCACGGTGGATGCCAGGACAGCCGGGTTTTCAAGAAAGTCCTCGTAGAAAGTCATGCCTTGAAGCTTGATCTCCTCAAGTTCAACTGTACCGCAGTTCCGCAACCACACACCAGGACCGAGGCCGGACTGACCGATCTGGGAAGAGTCGGAAGCAGAACCCCTTAGAAACGGGGTAAATGAGGGGTCTATGGTGGCTATATCTACACCTTTCACGGATATACCTCCTTATAAGTTTTCCCCTGGCGACCCCCCGAAGGGAGCCACCAGGAGGAGGAACGCTATTTTAGTGCTCTACGATGCCTTGCAACCAGACCTGAGCCCTGGGCTTCTGGCATCCAATGTCACAATACTTAACCATCGTGGCCTCGTATGCAGGTATGTTGGCAACACGGCTCAGGATCGCCCCGTCCTCATCCATCCACGTCCAATCCTCCAACTCATAAACTTTGAAGTCGTCCGTGTCGAGCAGGAACATGGAGCCGGTCGGACAATACTGATCAGCCGTGATCGGGAGGGACTTTTCTCCGCCCTGGTATTCGAGAGCCTTCCAGCCACCCTTCAGTTCCAAGGTGTTGATCTGCCTCTTCTGGGACTGAAGCATGTACTGGTAGGCACGCCGGACGCCGAAGCTGGTCACGATGAACTTGATATGGCCGGCTGCAAACATACGGGAGTTGTCGATGCCAGCCTGAATCACAACCTCGGAAATTTCTCCGTTGACCGCTGTGGGCACCTGAGCATTGAACCAGTAGTTGCTTGAACGGTTGATGTTGTACAGGGTGGTGTTGTTGTTGAAGATAGCGCCCAGGCCGGTGATCTCGCCGTTCAGGGTGGTACCGGAAGCCACGTTCTGTACGACGATGTAGTCAGTGCTGACCATACCAATCGAGGCGCAGGTGACGTTCCAGGTAACGGTTGATGTAGCGTTGTTCACCGCGGTGATCTGGATCGGGGTGCCGGGTGTGTTGCGCTGAGTAGTCGGGTAGGAGCCTGCCGCCCACACATCGCAGAGCATACCTTCAGCCAGGACGTTGATCCCGCCAATGGAGTAGTTGGTAAACGGGGTGTACTGGTTGATGGTTGTGGTCGAACCGGAAGCGACGTTGACTACAGCGAGGACGCCGGAGCCATCCCAGAATACAGAGCGGGCGACGTTTTCTTTGGCGTCGTCCTGACAGTCCTGGAGTTCCTGCTTAAACATATTGGCGAAGGCGCCCACGTTGGAGCGGGAAGCTTTGAGCAGTTTGTCAGACAACTGAATCCGGGCGTACAGGTTCTTGGTCTGCCAGTTGGCTTGCGCGGTCTGGCGGCTGTTGGTGACAGGCAGGGACGAAATATCGGAGCCGGATCCATAGCCACCGTTACGACCGTACCGGAGGGCCATGGTGATCGAGCTACCGACGACGCCTTCCTTGCCGCGCTCGAACTGTGCGAACACGACGCTTGCTCCGATGTTTAGCTGGTACCGGAGCGAGGGGAGGAAAAAAGTCTTGAGGGCGTTGGCTGCGCTAGTTAAACCGGTTACGTTAGGGTTGCTCGGCATTTATCATTCACTCCTTGATCGTTTTTTTTGTTAAGTTTACTTGCCACGCCGGGCAAGCCTAAAACCAGCCTCCGAACTGACCGGACGCCTTCATCGCTTTTAGCGAATCATTCAGATCGTGCATTTCGTTTCCCGATACCATCGGTGGTCGACCACCTCCTGACATTGCACCCATCACAGGCAGGGGCTGACCGTTTCTGATCGCTTGCAGGTTTTCGGCCAGTATCTCTTCCTGGAGTGCCTGCTTGAGTGCGCCTTTGATTGTCGGATCGGCCATCAGTGTTGCTAAGTCTGTAGTCTTAACCGGTGCAGGAGCGGTGGCAGTAGTCATGGCATTTTTGGCCTGGGTGCGGGAATGGATGATCTCGTAGGCAGATACCAGAGCGCCTTCAGGATCGACTTCTACCATGCGCCGGAGGGCCGGGCTTTCTTTGAGCAGCAGATCGGTGATCTCCTGGGCGTGGGATTCAATCTCCGGGGCGCCATATTTGTCCTTCAAGATGTTGTAGCCGCGGGCCAGTGAATCATTCCTTACCTGCTGAAGTTGCTGTACCTGCTGTTGTCTTACCTGATTTGCAGCATAGATGATCTCGTCTTTCTTGTTGGCTTGCCAGAGATTGATCTTGGCTAGAGCATTGGCCTCTGCTTTAGCGTCGAAGTCCTCTCTTGCCTTGACGAACTCATTTTGCAACTCTTCGGGAATCTCTAATACTTTCGAGAAATCTAGCGCCGGTGGCGGTGCCTGAGGTGCCGCTTGTTGGGTCGGCGTTCCCTGGGGCTGCGCTTGCGGCTGTCTCATTGCCTGTACCTGTTCTGCCAAAAGCCGTACTGCTTCTGTCAACTGAGCCTGCGTCTGCATGACAGCTTCCAGAGGTTGCGGTGCTGCGGCCGGTTGCTGCGTCGGTTCCTGCGTCTGGGGTGCGATTGGTTCCTGCGTAGATACCTGTACGGGTGGAATATCTGTCGGCAACGTAGCCGGTTCAGTCGTTACTGGTGGCGTTTCTACGGATGATGGCTCAGGGGGCGTATCGTCCCCTAGCCCCTGATCGGTGAAGAAGGTTGCTAACTGTTCACTGGTGGGTTGTTCTATTGCCTCAAATTCTCCTGACATTTACGTTCCTCCTCATTGCGCCGCCGCTTGTGGCGGGGCTGCTGATATTTGTGGCGGGCCTCCTGGCGAGGGTGCCGCTTGTGGTTGTCCCGGTGGTGTTGGCGCACCAGGTTGTGCCTGCGCCTGACCGTGCATCTTCTGGAGATGCATCAAGGTGTGCATTTTGAATATCTGATCCAGCGTGCCCCCTGCTGCCTGGTTCATCTGATCGTATTCATCTGTCAGGCGGTAGTTATTGTGGTGGGTGACATGGAGAACATCATCGTCCACGTCCGAGACTTGTACCATCTGCCCCTGATCCATGATGCGGTTTTCCTTCTCCGCCCGGCTGATCTGCCGGGAGTCCACGGCATCTGATAATTCCCAATGCCCGAACTGCATCAGATCAAGCACCTTGGCGCGCCCGTCCTTGGTGAGTTTGCCGGTGTCCGGATCATTGAACAGGCCGCTCTGCATCATATCAAACACCATTGCCCGGCGCTGGGCAGGAGTCTCCGCAAGCATGGCCGATGTCTCAATGATTACGTCATCTGAGCGCACATCTCTGTTGTCCCACTGCATCATCTCAAGCTCCATGTCGGCGCCAATGGTTCTAACCATCCTCTTCTGGGTGGCGAACTGGCGATAGAGCCGGATCACCTGTTTACTTATGTCCACCAGCCCCATCTCGTAGTTGCCTACCGTATGGGACAGGCGGGTATCATCCTGTTCAATGGCGATGGCGAGGGCTACTCCAGACTTGATCCCGGGAGGAGCTTCGCTGTTCCTGGCGATCTCCGATACCCCGGATATATAAGTAAACTCATTCAGAAGGGCACTCTCTTCCTCGCGGAACTCTGGGGGAAGGCCGGGAGTCTCCATGAAATGCGGATCAGCAAAGCCCTTTTTCTTGATCCAGATCGCCCCGGGGGAACCGGCGTTATTAGCTGCCCAATCGGCGTCAACGCTGTTCTCCTCGATAATTACCTGGCCGATGGCGACCCGGTTGAGATGCTCGGCTTTACGGTTTCTCACGGCATTGTAACGGCGCTGTACCGGGACGATCCGCTCGATGATGGACCTGCCCCAGAAGCAACCCGGCCTTCGTATACAATCGAACTTGGTGATGCCGATGTCTGCTTTGTCATCCGGCCCCACTCGGTAGGGCAGCGCCCCGACGTGCAAGAGCTTGTGGCCGGCAACGACGATCAGGCGTCCGTCAGGATAGGCCGAAGTTGGCTTCTCGTATTCCTCTTTCAGGACGGCATAGCCATCTATCTTGCTGACTGTCTGGTTGAAGTTATAGAACCCATAGCCCAGACCGGCCAAGCCAAGGGTAGTAGTCTGAATCTTGTAGGAGTCTACCGGCTCGGAGTCAACCTTGACCCCGTACATCTCATAGATTTCCTCCACCGGGTAGGCTCTGGCGTGCATGATTCTCCGGCAATCATCTATCGTCGGGTGCCAGGGGGAATCGGGGAATATCTCATAGGGGGGGACTACCACAACGTCAATGTCGCCCTCGTATATCGGTTCGAGCGTACCGGCAACGATGCCGCCACCGTCCTGCTCGATATTGATATGTTGGCGCTCAAACTCTTCCGGGGTGGGATCGCCGGACATGTCATCATATATTTTCTTGCCCGCATTATCCAAACTCAGGCCAGTGCCATCACCCGTATTCAGAATGTCATCTACCTTATCGTCGTCTTTCTTCTTCTTGCGAGAGAGGCTGTCTGGGGCGGTAGCATCCTTGAACTCGCCTTTAATAGAG